AAGTTTTCTTTGAGCATTTCCAATCGCTTCCGAGCTGGTTCACAAATTTATGGATCCTTGTCGTGGCGAGTATTTATGGTATAAAGGGAACGCAAATATTTAAATCACACGGAGGAAAAAAATAATGGCAAATCCAAGATACAATACACAAGTCGCTCAACCAAGAGGTATGAAGACTGGTGGCAGAGTAAAAAAAATGGGTGGTGGAATGTCTACTGCTAGAAAAGATATGGCTTCAGGATACTACAAAGATGATATGGGTATGAAGGGTGGAGCTATGTACAAAAAAGGTGGTTCTGTTAAAAAGAAAAAACAGGGTTACAAAGATAGAAAAGATGAGTCTATCGCAATGAGAATAAAAAAGAAAAGAACTAAAAAACAATTAAAAGATTCAAGAGATGAGTCTTATGGTAAGTTTGGTTCTAAAGCTAAAAAATCTGGAAAGATAAATAAGTAGTTTATTATGTTTAAAAGTTGGTTAAATAAAATAATAGAAAAACTATTTGGAAAAAGATGTAAGTGTAATGACTAAAAAGAAAATACCTGCCGGTAAAAAAGGCAAAGGAATAAGAAAATTAAAAAAAGTAGCACCACAAGTTGCAAAACGAATGGGTTACAAGAAAGGAATGAGGGTTTGTAGATAATGAAAAAAGGATATCACAAAACAAAAGACGGACGTACAGTTAAAAAAGGTTTATATTATTATATGAACAAAGCTAAAAAATCTGGCAAAAGCAGACCAGGTAAAGGCACTGTTACAGACAAAGCTTTGAAAAGATCTGCAAAGACTGCAAAAAAGAAGTAATATGAGAAAACAGGATAATATGCCTGCAAGAAATAAAAAAAACTTTAGACCTACAAAGTCTGGAGCAGGTATGACACGAGCCGGTGTTGCTGCCTACAGAAGAAAAAATCCCGGTTCAAAATTAAAAACAGCTGTGACTGGTAAAGTTAAAAAAGGGTCCGCTGCCGCTAAAAGGCGAAAATCTTACTGCGCAAGAAGTGCAGGTCAAATGAAAAAATTTCCTAAAGCTGCGGCCAATCCAAATTCTAGACTTCGACAGGCACGTAGAAGATGGAAATGCTAGATAGATTCTTATATAATTTTTTTGCAAAACTAGATAATGCAATTTCATTCGTAGAAACTTATTCTATTAGGTTTACTGAATGGTGTTGGCAATCTAGAACTAAAATTTTAAGGAGGAAGAGGAAAAAAAAATGAGACAAGCAATATTAGACGCCCTAGAAGACAGATACAATGCACAAATTTCCGAAGCAGACGCAACTCTTAAAATTTATTTAGAACATAGTGTTGGTATTGGAGAACATCCACAACACATTGATGAAGTAGATAAGTTAATAGAAAAGATTGCTAACGCAGAAGAAAAACTAAAAACATTACAGGAGTTTAAATTATAATGGATGATTTAATAATCATAGACAAACTTAAGAAAAGAATTAATGCTACCGTTCAACAAATTGGAGATTCGATGATGAGTGGTGGTGTTGACAGTATGGAGAAATACAAGTATATGCTGGGACAGGCACACGCCTATCAATTAATAATACAGGAAATCTCTAACCTGCTAGAACCAAAGGAGCAAAAAAATGAGCAAGGAAACGTTATCGACATCGGACAAGGAAGTCCCAAAAATTAAATTAGGTCTTCAAGACAAATACGAAGCAGAAAAAAAAGAAGAACCTCACGCAATAAGATTAGACGAAAACAATATTAAAGAAGTAGCTGACCAATTACCAGAACCGGTTGGATATAGAATTTTAGTTTTACCTTTTACACCAAAAGAAAAAACTAAAGGTGGAATTTTATTCTCTCAAGAACAATTAGATAAAGCTAGAATTGCAACAACATGTGGTTATGTTTTAAAAATGGGAGATCTTGCATACGCGGACAAAGACAAATTTAATAAGCCGTGGTGTAAAGTAGGAGATTGGGTAATGTTTGCTAGATATGCTGGTGCGCGTTTACCGATTGAGGGTGGAGAAGTGCGTATATTAAACGATGATGAAGTGTTAGGGACCATAGGTGATCCTGAATCAGTTCTTCATTACATTTAACAACATAGGAAGGAAACTATGCCAACAGAAAACGAAAAAACAGAAAACTTAATTGACGTCGGTGAAGAACAAGGAGCCGAAATTAATTTAGACGATAAAGGTGAACCAGAAAAAGTTGAAACACCTGTAGAAGAAAAAATAGAAGTAGAACAAGTCTCTGAAGACAAAACTTTTGAAAACGAAAGAGAGACTAAACTTGAAGAAAAAGACGAGTTAAAAGAATATAGTGATGGCGTTCAAAAACGTATTGCTAAATTAACTCGTAAGATGAGAGAAGCAGAAAGACAAAGAGAAGAAGCTGTAGCTTATGCTCAATCTGTTAAAAATAAAAATGATGAAATGGAAGGACGTATCTCTAAAATAGATAGTTCTTATGTTTCTGAATTTGAAACTAGAGTTAAGACAGGTTTAGCAGCAGCAAAATTAGCACTTAAAAATGCTATTGAATCTCAAGATGTAGAAGCTCAAATTGCAGCACAACAGCAATTAGCCGCTTTGACTATGGATGAAGCTAGAGTTAATTCTATTAAAGTTGCAAATGAAAACAGACCACAACCACAACAAAGAGAAGTAAATATAACTCCTCAACAACAAAGGGCACCACAAAGTGATCCTAAAGCTGAAGATTGGGCTTCTAGAAACAGTTGGTTTGGTAATGATTCTGCAATGACTTATACTGCCTTTGACATACATAAAACACTGGTAGAAAAAGAAGGATTCGACCCTCAATCAAACGAATATTATACGGAAGTAGATAAAAGAATAAGACTTGAATTTCCGCATAAATTTGATAAGGTAGAAAACAATACTACAGAAAGAGCAAAACCTGCTCAAAATGTAGCTTCGGCAAGACGTTCGGCCTCTACAAACAAAGGACGCAAAACTGTGAAACTCTCGCCTTCACAAGTAGCAATTGCTAAAAGATTAGGCGTGCCGCTAGAAGCTTATGCAAAACAATTAAAAATCACGGAAGGAGCATAATATGGAAAATGAAAAAATAAAAACTTCTCGTGCGAGTCAAACAAGAGACAAAATTGAAGTCAAAAAAGTTTGGACTCCACCCAACTCACTTGATGCACCACCAGCGCCAACTGGATACAGACATCAATGGATAAGATCTGAAATTCTTGGATCTTCAGATGCTAAAAATGTAGCATCTTCTTTGAGAGAAGGATGGGAGTTAGTTAGAGCTGACGAATATCCAGATTCTCAATATCCAACGATGGACACAGGCAGATACGCTGGAGTAATTGGAGTGGGCGGCCTATTGCTGGCTAGGATACCAGAGGAGATTGCGCTTCAAATCGATGCTTATTATAAAAAGCAAAACGAAGCTAAAGAAGAAGCAGTAGATAACAATCTTATGAAGGAACAGCACCCAAGTATGAAATTCCATAAGGAATCTAATACTCGTGTAACTTTTGGTGGTACAAAGAAATAATTTTTTAGTAATTTCTATACCAACAAAATAAATTAAATCGTACTGGAGGCCCTTCGGGGCAGGTACATAAAAAGGAAAATAACTATGGCAAACACAAACACAGGTGGATTTGGTTTAAGAGCTGTAATGACTGTTGGAAACTCTCCAGCAACGTCAGGACAATCTGAATACCCGGTCCAAACAGCGCCAGGTGTTGCGTTATTTAAAGGTAATCCAGGTTCTCTGCAAGATGCAGGTAACGTTGGATTCTTGCAAGATGCAAGCTTTCTATTAACGGACGATGGCGGAGCCGGCGGTACAAACTTTGTAGGCGGTACTGATGCTAACTTAGTAGGTGTTATTAATGGTTTCTTCTATATAGATGGAAACGGTAACCCAACTTTTGCTAACTCAGTAGCGGCTGGACAAACAACTAGCGTCGACTACAATACTGGATCCAATGATATTACTGGATTCGTAATCGATAACCCACAACAAGAATATGTTGTAAGAACAGACGCAGCAATCGGTGGTAGCGCAGCAGCGGTACAAGCGGCTATGGGTCTTGACTACAACATTAAAAGCTTTACAGCGACAGATGCTAAAAGTGGAATGTCAACTGCATTACTAGAAGTAGGTGCTGCAGGCGCAAACGACATGTTCACAATGGTAAGAATTGCTGGAACACCAGACCAAAAAGATGGTCAGGCAGCTGGTTGTGATGTTGTTGTAACTATCAACCCAAATGCAGCGCAGTATAACTAATAACAAATAGGAGTATATAACTATGGCAATATCAAGAGCACAACTAGTTAAAGAACTAGAGCCTGGTCTAAATGCACTATTTGGACTAGAGTACAAACAATACGGCGAGCAGTGGACTGAAATTTTCGACACTGAATCATCTGACAGAGCTTTCGAAGAGGAAGTAATGTTAGCTGGTTTTGCAAACGCGGCAGTTAAACCTGAAGGTCAAGGGGTTGGCTACGACGATGCACAAGAAACTTTCACAGCTCGTTACACTAACGAAACGATCGCTTTAGCGTTCGCGATTACTGAAGAAGCAATCGAGGATAACTTGTATGACAGACTTGCGTCTAGATATACAAAAGCTTTAGCAAGATCTATGGCATCTACAAAAAACATTAAAGGTGCAGCGGTTTTAAATAACGCATTTGACGCTACTTTTGCTGGTGGTGATGGAGTTGAATTATGTTCAACTGCGCACCCTACATTAGCTGGTACATTTTCAAATGAGTTAACAGTAGCTGCTGAACTTAATGAAACATCTTTAGAGCAGTCTTTAATCGACATTGCTGCACTAACTGATGAAAGAGGCCTAAAAATTGCAGCGACAGG